TATTTTAAATAGTAGAGTAGATGAGTACAACTTCAGCTTATTCGAGTAATAAACTCAGTCAAGTAATAAAAAACGAGACACCACACTTTATAACAAAGTCATTTGTTAAACCTAGATTTGATTACGATAGACATAAAACAGAGTATCATATCTATTGGTATAACTTAAAGAATCCAATGTTTAAAGACAGCCCTAGGTATAAATATTTATCTTATAAAGTAATGAATAAGAAAGAGAGAAAATACTTTGAGGATATACTAGATGAATATATTGAAGTAGCTAATAATAAGCATGGTAAAGTTTGGGAAAATAAAAAACTAGGGTTCGATAAAACCCTAGTTAAGAATAATCAAATAAGATTAGATATTTAGTTACTTAGCTTCTAACGCTTCAACTTTTGCTGTAAGCTCTTGAATTGCTTTAACTAGAACAGGAATTAATCTTCCAGCAGATGCAAATATTTTATCTTCAGATATAGATTCATTTACTAATTGTAACTCTTCAGATACATTATATTTTTCTTGAATAGCTTTTAAATCTTGAGCTATAAATCCGCAGTCTTTAACATCGTGTTTTCCGTTTTCATCTCTGTCATCCCACACGAATTTAACAGGATTAAGTTCTTTAACAAAGTCAAGACCAATAGGTAATGATTCAACATCTTTTTTATCTCTAGCATCAGATAAAAATGTAATAGTAGTAGCTGAACAAGCTAAAGTAGTTGTTGCCCCATCTCCTAATATAACTGTGTTACTTAATGTAGATACGGTATCATAACCATTAGTTCCAATTAATACATTGTTTTGACCAGTAGTTATGTGAAATCCATTATTTCCAATACCAGCTCTATACCCTAAAAATACATTTTTTTGACCAGTAGTTAATTGAGAGCCAGCTTCTGAACCTACAATAGTATTTTGCGCTCCTGTTGTAGCTAATACACCTGCATTATATCCTACAAATGTTCCACTATTTGCTGTAGTAGATGCTCCAGCACCATTACCAAGAGCAGCACAGTTAGAAGCAGCTGATTGAAGAGCTAAATTACCTACAGCTGTATTATTAACAGAAGAAGCATTTTGTAATGCTCTTGTTCCGATAGCTAAAGACCCTGTTTGAGAATCTCCTGCCTCAAAACCAATAGCGTATGATTTTAAAGAAACACTTGCTTCATTTGTTGATTTAAATATGGTATCACCATTATTATCTACTACTTGAACAAAACCATTATCCCCTGGTAAATCAGGTCCTGTATAACCAAGAGGTGCTATTACATTTACGTTTAATTGACTCATATTATTTTGATTTTAAAATTTCCATTTCTTCTGATAGCTCTTGTATAGCTTTAACTAATATTGGAACTAACTTACCGTAAGAAGCTTCTAATTTCTCTGGATTTTCTTCGTAAACCAATTTCAATGTATCAGCTAACTCTGCATCCTCTTGAGATTTCTTCAAATCTTGAGCTATGAATCCAAAATCTTTAATATCATGCCTACCATTTTCGTCACGCTCATCCCATACAAACTTAACAGGTTTTAATCCTTTTACAAAATCAAGTCCTACAGGTAGTTCTTCAACTTCTTTCTTATCTCTAGCATCTGATAATGATGTGATTGATGTTTGTTGACATCTTAGTACATTTACTTGACTACCTAATGTAAATTCATAATTAGCAGAATTAGAGCTAACATTTGAATTTATCCCGATACATGTGTTTCCTTCGCCTGTTATTTGCCCGCTATTACCAAATCCAGTATTACTACCAATCATTGTATTTGATCTAGCTACAGATCCTAATCCACTACCTGCCTGTTGTCCTATGCAAGTATTTAGATCTCCAGTTGATACGTTTTGTCCAGATGTTGATCCTATAAAAGTATTACCTAACCCAGTAGTTATATTTAATCCCGAACTTGAACCTACAGCTACGTTAACTGAGCCTGTTGTTGAATAAAGCATTGCATTTTTTCCAACAGCTACATTTTCTGATCCTGACACAGCTACAGCTGCTCCACAACCTATAATTACAGATCCAGAAGTAGTTGGAATATTACCTTGATTTCCTAAATAAACAGAATCATTTATTGATTTTGTTTTTACTCCATTTAAGTTTAATATATTTACCGATTGAGGGTAAATGTTATTTACATAAAAATCACTCATTTTATTTATTTTTTATTAGTTACACAACAGTTAAAGTTGTTCCAACAGGAACTGTAATACTATATCCTAAACATATAGATAAAGGTCCAGTATATTCAAGGTTAGAGTTCTCTGGTAATAAGATATTCTCTCCTATACAACCAACGACTCTAAAGCCGTTAGCCCAGATACTAGTTCCTACTACTTCTCCTGTTCCTCCTTCGTTAACAGCTGCTATGATATTAGCAATATCTGTTACTATTAGTTGTTCGTTTCTTTCAAGTACAGAACCACCTCGTCTGTAATGTGATAATTGTTCAATTGGCATTTTATTTTGTTTTTAGGGTTAATATTTCTTCTTTTAATAATTTTATTTCTGAACTCATCTCTTGGATAGCTTTTACTAATACAGGTAATAGTTTTCCGTAAGATGCTTCTAGTTTTTCTGGATTCTCGTCATATACTAAATTCAAATAACCAGCTTTTGATTCTTCTTGAGCAGCTTTTAAATCTTGAGCGATAAACCCAAAGTCCTCTACGTCATGCTTTCCTTCTTCATCTCTATCGTTCCACACAAACTTAACAGGCTTTAATTTCTCTACAAATTCTAATCCTACAGGTAGGTCTTGAATTTCTTTCTTATCACGCTCGTCAGACAATGAAGTGATAGTAGTAACAGCTGCACGAATAACTGTATGCGATGAGTTACCTAGTGTAATAGCATTACTAGCTGTATTTGAAGCTGGTTTTGTGTCATAGCCAATATGGATATTATTATTTCCAGACTGTTGATACGTAGTAGGAGGAGCGCCAAAAGAACCGCCAGCCCTAGCTCCAATAAAAATGTTTCGATCTCCAGTACTAAAAGCTGGACCAGCTAAATGACCTAAAAAAACATTATTAAAACCTAATGTTAAAAAAAGACCACTAGAACTACCAAGAGCAGTATTCAAGTTAGAATTAGTTGTTTGTGTTAATGAATTAGACCCTATTGCTGTATTAGAATTTCCGCTTTGATTATTTATTAAACTTTGATGACCTATAGCTACATTAGAGTCTGATAATGGATCACTTGTATTTTTCAAAGCTTGAGTTCCAATAGCAATATTCCATGGTGCTTCTGTATTTAAAGACAAAGCTTCTGTACCAATAGCAATATTTCCTTGTCCTGTTGTTACATTAATCCCTGTTTGATCACCAATCAATATATCATTAAGATTAGGAGCGCTAATAGGAACTCCATTTACATCTACTACTGTTCCTGTATTAGGAAGTACGGAATCAACTTTTAAAGGACCAACAACTGTTGTTTCAGTTTCAGTTATTTCCATAGCGGTATTACCGTTTTTATCAATAATCTCTACGAAATTGCTATCTCCTGGTAAATCAGGACCTGTGTAGCCTAATGGTGCTACTACGTTTACATTTAATTGACTCATGTTATTTTGATTTTAAAATTTCTATTTCTTTTGATAAATCTTGAATTGCTTTAACTAGTACAGGGATTAATCTTCCGTAAGTAGCCTCAAGTTTATCTGGGTTCTCATCATATACTAGATTAAGATGCTCATCATCTAACTCTTTTAAGTCTTGAGCAATAAATCCTAAATCCTTAACTCCTTTCTTAGCTCCATCTCTAGTATCCCACTCAAACTTAACAGGTTTTAAAGAATTAACGAAATCAATTCCATAATCTGATTCTTCGACATTTGTTTTGTCTCTAGCGTCTGAAAGAGATGTAATACTAGTTTGAGCGCATCTAAGTACAGATATACTTCCATTACCTAAAGTAATAGAATTAGATGCTGTAGCACTAGATTTAGTAGCCATAGAACCTATTACAATATTATTATCTCCAGATGTAGATGAAAAAGCTGAATTTACTCCAATAGATATGTTATCGCTACCAGAAGAAGATCCTCCACAAGAAGCTCCTATACCTACATTTGAATCGCCAGTTGAAGTTCCTAATGCGCTATATCCTACAGCTGTATTATTTATTCCAGTTGTATTTAACAATAAAGCAGAGCCTCCAAGTGCTGTATTTTGTTCTCCAGTTGTATTATCTCTCAGTGCATTAGTTCCAAGTGCTGAATTTTGAGTTCCTGTAGAACTGTTTAAAGCATTAACCCCTACTGAAGTTGAAAAAGAACCAGAAGATACGCTTAATCCACTACCTTCGTGTATTTTTATGCTGCTTGCGTTTGGAGCATCTACTGAAACCCCTGATACAATAACGCTTGATCCAAGTCTAGGATTTATAACATCTACTTTTAAAGGGTCTAATATTTTTACATCACCTGATGAAAGAGACGAAATCTCATTTGTCTCTATGTCTAATACTGATAATCCTACTGGCATATTATTTATTTTTTAATTATTGCACAAATATAATTATTTTTAATCAAGGATTTTTAAGACTTTACCTGTTGTCTTATCAACTCTTGCCTTCTTCATTCTATAATTTGTCTCTTTGTTCTGAATATAACGTATCTCTACATTAGCTACTCCACCCTCTGTCTTTATATTCTCTGGCTCATACCTAGCGTGAGCTATACTATTAATATAAGCGAATGTTATAGCAAAGATGCTGTCATCATAATCATATCTAGGGTCAGCTGCCTGATACCTTGTCTGCCTATGACTATTCTGACTCTTTAAATCTTTCTCTACAAACGTCTTTAGCTGCTCCCAGAACCAAGGAATATCTATATTGTACATATACGCCTCTAAAAGCTCCTCTAACTTAGCTATAATACGTGGTGCTGTGTTAGCCTTATTCGATATACCAAACCATTTACCTCCATGCATCTGAAAATACTCTGGTAGCTGTGCGTTAGCAGTAAACTTACTTTTAAACCCATGTATCTCCTGGAAATCCACGTGCATATCCCCGATGTTATTCTCCACAAGCTCCTTAACACCACCTCTTGCTATCTGATCGTAGTATAAACTCTGTAGTAACACCTGTAGATACGTCTGTTTGAACTTCCTATCCCTATGGAACACCACAGATGACACAGAATTAGTCAAAGAATCCCATATAGCACTACACATCATAGAGTGTCCTGTCTCTGAGTTGATGGGGTCAGTACCTTGATACCACCTATTCTTCCACTTCTCCCCTGGCTCTGGATGATGAATCACTACAGCTGAGGTAGATACATCTTCTCTAGACCCTGTGGACACCCATTTAGCTCCTACAATCTTATATTCAGTAATTAAATCTGGCGTAGGCCTTGTCATATCCATTATAGGCTCGAAATAACCATAATCTAGTGGCTTATCGTGTCCATAAATCTCATTTAAACGCTGATTACAGGTGTGAATAGGTACTAAAGTACGTGATTTACGTAAGAACATGTCATCAATAGTGATAGGATAATGCTGATGGAACTGAACCTTAGCAATCTCCCCTTTCTTTGTTCCTTCTAGTGCCAAATAAGCCTTTCTCTCATTATTAATGTGAGCATCATTAACACCTCGCCTTGCGTAAGCATTAAAGAATAAAGGTATAATACCATATTCATAATTCTTTTCTTTCCATTGTTTTAGACACATCTTAAATTCAGACTCGAATACAGAACCCCCTCTATCCATCTCTCCACCTGTACCCCATGCTAGGAACTGTTGCTGCATAGTCATTTTACCAGAGTCTGGGTTGTACTTAAATAAGGCAGGCCTACCCTCACGCATCATCTCACCAAATATCTCAAATAAACCAATCTCATCAATGAACACAGCTGATGGAGACCCACCATTGATAGCATCTACAGCTGGAGTATCTACCTGGAAACGTGATGCACCACCATCCTCTCTACCTTTCTTATCTCCTTTCTTATCGAATGACATCACCTGGTCAGTCCAGTTCTTAACCTCTTGAGCTATTACATCTGGTAGTTTAGTATATGTCCACTTAACCTTATCCCTAAATATCTCTATACCCTTGTCTTTAGAGTGAGTAACAAACTTAATGAAGTAGGATTTGTTGAAGTTTACTCTCTTCATACCTGCTAGACACATGGTAGTGGTAAAACCAATCTGTCGGGCCTTACCAATCATAAGTGAATAGCCACAGTCGAATAGGAAGAGAAGTACTTTCTGAGCATCCCACGCTTGATACGCTAGCATACCATTCTCAGACCTATCTTCCTTTATATATCCGTATTTATTACAGAAGTAAAGGGTGTTATCCTTACATCTCTGTATCTCTCTCATTAGCCACTCTACTTGTTCATCCTCTGTGTCGTAATCAAGTATTTCTGAATCATCTTGAACCCATAGTTCTGCTTGACGACAGTATGTTTCAAATGGTTCGTAATGTATTTTGTTCTGCCATCCGCTATTTATGGAGTCTATCCATTTAACGAATGATGTTGGATATTCAAATTCTTTGTGGGATGGTTTCCATTCCGTAGTAAAGATTTCGAGTACCTCTTTATTTCTTTTACTCATGTCACAAATTTAGTAAATATTAGTGACAAAAGAAAAGCCCACCTTATTTAGTGGGCTTAGACTTATGACTATCTCATCATAAGGGGGCGTAAACCTATCCTAGAACCTGAGAACTAGGAGTTTCCGTTATTCTCATAACGGTGGGGTAAAAGACCTATCTAGTGTGCTTGATCGGGAGACACCCAAGTCCAGAAGCCTGATAGGTATATTAATATCCCTTATCTCTGGTTGTAGCATCAAATTGCTTATCTGCTATCTTATCTGATGGGTAGTAACCTTTATCAGACTTCTTCTTATTCTTTTTAATCTTCTCGTATTTAGCATACGCTTTCTGAATAAGTTTAGGATCTATGCCAGAGTTGTTGTTTAGCATTAGTATTTCTTCATTTTTTTAGTCTCTTTAACTTTTAGAGACTTTCCTTTTGGCATTTTTTCCATTTTTGCCTCTCCTTTCAACATTTGTGCTTTAGCCATAGCAGCACTAATTGCTTTACTTACATTTTTCATTTTTACTTCTTTTTAAATTTAGACATCATCTTTTCTTTCATTTCCACCTTCTTAGACTCACCTTTCTCGTGTTTCATTTTGTCTTTTTTAGAAGAGTACTTTTCTTCAGCTTCAGATCCCATATATTCTGACATCATAGCTTTTTTTAACGCATTTCCTTTTTTCATTAGTCGCAGTATTTTTTATCTTTAGTATTCTTGTACATTAATTTGAAGGCTACCTTTGATGTAGGAGCTTCATCTTTTAAAGTAGCAGCAGCAACAGGTCTCCCCTCTACTCTTCCTTTATCTACGTAGCTTCCATTCTTATCTGGATTAGAAGCCCAATATTTATCTGTCTTCATAGTTTTTTTGTCAAAGATATAAAAATATTTTAAATTAAATTATCTACCAAATGTGAAAAAGTTGACAGCTACGTCATACGCCTGGTGTAACAGTTGTATATGATGTTCCTCCTTCTCCTTCTCGTTAAACACAATTCTAACAGTAACCTGCTTCTTCACGAATAGGTACATCTCTACCACACCACACATTTCTTCTATCTGTGCATTTATTCTCATAAAGGAAACTTAATACTATCAATTTGTTTAATTACTTTTCTATCTCCATCTACTTTCACATGTCTATAGTCAATAGTAAGTATTCTACCTCCTACAGGTTTAGGTGGCGCACCTCTCTCTACGTGCCAGCCCTTACTTCCATCTTCATACTCCTCTTTATACGTTCCAGTAAGCATAAGATGAATATCCTTTAATGCGTGTCTGTGACCAATTTTAGCAGTATGCTCAATAGTATCTCTTACATCATTACGACAACTATTCTCATGTATGTGGCCCATAGTAAATACATCAAAGCCCTCATACA